ATGCCAAATGAAACCAATACAAATACATCATTCAAAATTATGGGCGCCAGAACAAATAACACTAGCCCGTGGCTTTACGCCAGAAAAAAACTGGTAGCATTAGACAGGCAAACATTAATCCCAATTGAAGTCCACTGGCGTTACGAAAACGAAACCGAGAGCAAAACAGGAAAATATTTCTCTGATACAGATCCCAATCAGCGTATTATTGCGACACTAGGTTCAGAAAATATTACTCTCAACATAGCAAATATATCAAGCGATTGCACATCCATTGTAGCAATAAAAAACGACGGTAAAGCCACCTCCTATGTGAATCCTGCGAATGGTGGAACAATGCCAGATTTCATCGAAAACCATAATATCCGTCTCGCTTCTGGTGGAAGTGATTCATTATTGGCCATCAATAAAGAAAACGAATTATTTACCTGGGGCAGCGATGAAAATGGCGTTTTAGATACTCCTGATGGATTAAGTACGATGGAGATAGAACAGATAAGAGGGGGTAGTGGTGCAATATGTGTTATGGGGAAAAAAGGTGATATAAAAGTCTGGGGAAAGGAAACACAACTGCCTCCGAATGAAATAGCCACCCTTAGTGATGTGAAAAATATTTATTCTGGTTTTGATTTTGCCGTACTGCGTAAAAATGGAAAAATCGCATCATGGGGCGAGGTGACTAATGCTCCTCCTGAAGATATTTCAGCTCTTGATGACATAGTTGATGTAGCAGCTGGTGGTTATGGATTTGCCGCAATCCGTGAATATACTGTGCGAAAAGTCGTTGGTTGGGGAAGTAAATATTATGATATGGATGTTCCTGATAATATTGCTTCGCTGGATGACATTGCTGAAGTTCACGCTTCTCTCGATTTTTTTGTGGCCCGAAGAACCAATGGCTCTGTTGTAGCATGGGGAGAGAATGATCACGGTTGTGCTCAAGTCCCTTCGCAAATTGCAGCTTTAACGGATATTATTGACGTCCAGCTTGCAGGTGAGACCGCTGTCGCGATTTTGCGTGAGAATGGCACCGTGATGGCCTGGGGCGGCCCAATATCTAGCGCAGTACCAGCAGGATTGAATGATGTTATCGCCCTTTCCGGCATACGCGGTGCATTCGCAGCCCTTAAATCTAATGGCACCGTTGTGGGTTGGGGAATTTATACTACAGAAGGCATGGAAGATCAGCTTACTGACGTATGTGGTGTTTATTCTAATGGCAATAGCTTCTGGGCATTAAAAAACGATGATACCGTCGTCGTCTGGGGAGATAAAGGTTGGGGAGGAGATATGGCTGATGTTCCAACGGACCTCCAGGGTAATATATCCTACGAAGCTAAGTAAGAACATCCACCGCGCCTTTTGAAGGCGCGGTTTAAATGATTCTTGACTATTCGTCCAGAATCACCACTTTCCCAACATACGGCAGATGGCGATAACGCTGCGCGTAATCAATGCCGTAACCCACCACGAATTCGTCCGGGATGGAGAAACCCACGAACTCTACCGGCACCTGCACTTCACGGCGCTCAGGCTTATCCAGCAGAGTACAAATCGCCAGTGATTTTGGTTCACGCAGGCTCAGGATCTCACGCACTTTAGAGAGCGTGTTGCCGGAGTCGATGATGTCCTCAACAATCAACACATCTTTGCCACGAATATCTTCATCCAGATCTTTCAGGATTTTCACATCACGGGTTGTGGACATGCCGCTGCCGTAGCTGGAGGCGGTCATAAAATCGACCTCGTGCGGCACCTGCACTTCACGGCACAGGTCTGCCATGAACATGAAAGAGCCACGCAACAGACCGACCAGCACCATTTCGCTGCCGCTGTCCTTGTAATGTTCGGTGATTTGACGACCCAGTTCGGCGATACGCGCTTTGATCTCGGCTTCCGGGATCATCACTTCAACAATATGTTTCATAATCTATATATCTCACTGATTTTAATCAGTTAAAACCCAACCCAGACTACGCAAACCAGTGTGAATTGATACACCGATTGATATACGGATTATCGCACAAATCCGAAATGATGCGATAGCATGAGCACAGTGGAAAGGCGGCGAGTATACAGCATCAGGTGGTTAAATTAAAAAAGCCCCTTGCGGGGCAACCTCATGCTCCTTTGATCATTCGCCACAAATAGCCGCCAGGCCGCGTCTGGATATCAATTTCTTTTTTAACACCTGCTTCTATGGCCTGCTGGTATGCTTTCGCCAGTGCCTGCTGATTACCCACAGGTTGTTGGGTACCCTGGCTGTTTATGGTAACCGGAGCATAAACATTGTTACCCCCGACATTCTGAGGGACACCCATCGCCCGCACCCCCAGTGAACCATCAGCAGCACGGGTAAGCGGCATAATGGCTTCAGGTCCAGCCTCCGCAAATACACCTGCACCTTTGGCAAATGCAAAAAGCTGAGGCGTCTGGAAAACGCCGTTGCTGTAGGCGCTCAGGGATGGGGAGTCGTAAACATTACCTTTAGCATTAAAGGTGAAGTTCGCACCAGCATTCTGAATAGCGGTACCACTACTGGCGGCAGCGGCGGAAGATGCACCGAAGCTGAAGAGAGAACCAATTGAACTGACGCCGTTAGCAAGAGCCATGTTGATTGCAACATTTTCAACAATTTTGAGAACACTGACCCCCCAGTCCTTCCAGCTGTCTACGTTACCGTTAAGCATGTCAGTAATGGTGGTAACAGCCCCGCCCATCGCCTGCTTCATCCCGTCAGCTGCCATGGAAGAGTAATCTGTCGCTTCATCCACCCAGTTGGCATAGCCTTCAGACAAGCCCGTCATCCAGTCATCCCGCTGAGCATCAGAAGCAGCGTAATATCCTTCCTGGTCGCGCAGGCGCTCTTCAAGGTAACGCTTATTGAGGGCTAACTCCTGCTGGTAAACGGTCTCATTAATCTGATCGGCTTGTCGCTGTCGAAGGAGATCAGTGTTCTTCTGCTCAAATTCTTTGCGGATATTGAACTGCTCCTGCATCCGTTCACGGAACCGGGTCCCCTGCCCATAGCCAATAAGCTGGGCCTCATTAGCTGCGCGGGCGCTGGCGTTGCTGTCGGCGAGGTTGGCTTCGTAATTTCGCAGTTGCTCACGCAATTTAACCTGATCAATCAGCGCAGCATTCTGCAACGCCGTCTTTTTCTGGGCCTCTGTCAGAGAAGCTAGTTCCCCCTGGCTGACTTGAAATTTAACCTTCGCCAGTTCAGTATTCTGACCCAGCAGGGAAATCTGCTCTTTTTGCTGCTTGATCAGACGGGTATAAACATCCTCGGTTTTTTGTTCGTCAGTTTTACCGCGTGGCTTTTTCTGCGATTCCAGCAGATTGAAATCAGTGGCCGCATTGGACTGAATGGCAGCGATTTGTTTTTCCTGTCCTGGCAGAACGGCACCGCTGTTGTCCGTGCGAATGGCCCCCTGTCGAATGGCATCCTGTAACGCCTTGAGCTTGGCTCTCTCCACGCCCTCACGCTGGGACAGGGCAATACTCTCTTTCTGCTGCTTAATAAACTTGTCGTAGGCCGAATTATTAATTTCTGGCTGACCTGTAACCCCTCCAGACTTTTTGCGCATCTCATCCATAAACTGGATGGTCACGGACATGGAAGCCGCCATCGCATCGTTGACGTTGATCGCGTTCTGAATATCCTGCTGAATCTTTCTGAAAGCAGCGCCGGAGACAGAAACCTTATTCGCAAGTTCATCCTGCAACTTGTTCTGGCTTTCAACGACCTTATTCAGTTGAGCCGTAGTATCAGCAATATCACGCGAAATCTGGTTATATTCCCTCTGAGCTTTGGCAGCATTGCGCACATAACCATTATTCTGATCGTGCTCAACGCCAAGCTGGCGAGCCAGTTTGGTATATTCAGCGATGGAGGCCGCCGCTTCATCCTGTTTTGCCCTCAGGTCTTCCAGCTTGTCTTTCAGCGCGTCAATGGAAGCCCCGGAGTCAGAGATCGAGCCACGCAACTGAATCTCGCTCATTTCTTTCGCTTTTTCCACGACACCATCGAGCGTTGACGCGTACTGAATGGCAGACTGTCGGGCCTGCTCCTGATTCTGATACCAGGCATACCACGCGCCAGCCCCCAGCATCAGAATGCCGGGAATCCCGCCAAACAGAGAAGATACGCCAGCCCATGCGGTGCGAGTGATTGAGGTCATGGCATTCAGGCGCTGATTCGCGGCAGCCAGGGCGTTCACCGTCGCTATCTCTGAGCGGTTGATATTCACCAGATCGGCAGAGTTTTTGGCAAGAAGGCCACGGATAGCCGTTCGCTGTTTCTCAGTCGTTGCAAGTTCAAGCTGAGCAACCAGAGACTGCTGGTTAGTCACCAGCAAGGCCTTATCAGCTGTAATCTGCGCCAGAGAGGCGTTTGCACCTTCAATTTTTGCCGCCGTCAGAGAAATTTCCCCTGCTCTTGCGGCGATAAGCTGCTCGGTTTGCGTTTTAAGCTGCTGCGTCCAGTTGCCAAAGTAGCGAGATACGCCCACGGCAGTAAGCACGCCAGCAGCGGTGGCCACGGTATCAATATTGTCTGCCAGTGATTCCAGACCTCCAGCCAGCGTGGCGGAGGCACCATAGGCATCGTTAGCGCCACCAACCCACTGCATAAAGGAGTTTTCCACCTTCTGGAAAGAGCCGGATACCGTTTTCGGCATGGCTTCAAACTCACCCTGCATGGCCTGTAGCTGGCTCGTAATCGCAGGAACGACCTTATCAATCGTGAGCAAGCCCTGATCTGCCATTGCTTTCAGGTCTTTTCGGGCTACCCCCATGCCAGCGGCCAGCGCCCTGATAATGCGGTCGCCGTTCTCGTTCACAGAGTTGAACTCTTCGCCGCGCAGCACGCCCTGCGCGAGCGCCTGGCTAAGCTGTGTGATTACCGAACTAGCTTCTGCTGTACTGGCCCCGGATAACTTAAGGCCGGTACTCACTGCCTCTGTCACTTTGAGCACTTCGGCAGACGAATAGCCGAACTCACGCATTGACGCAGAGGAACGGGCGAACAGCCCGGCATTGTCGCTGAATGCGGTGCCTGTTTTCTGGCTTATCTCCATCAGGGCGCGCTGCGAATTAGAAAAATCTTCCGTCGAAGTGGAGGCCTGTTTTAGCCTCGCGTTAACGGAATTCCATTCATCGGCCAGCGTAATGAGGTGCCCGGTGGCAAACGCCCCCGCAAAAGCCCCCGCCAGCCCCGTAGCAGCTCTTTTGGTTTCACTCAGCTGTGAAGATACCGCCGCCAGCGCCTGTTGTGTTTCTCTCGTTGCAGATGATGCCTTTCGCCCTCCATCCTGCATCGTTTTGTAATAGTTTTGCCCCAGACGAGAGGCCCGCTGTATCTCCGTCTGAAACGACTGTGAGTTTGCCGAAATTTTAATAATCAGCTCTCGCAACGTTGCCATAAATTACCTCGATTCAGATGCCGTCAAACTTAGCGAGACGCTGTTTGTGGCTTTCACTCATATCAAATGCAAAATCCTCGTGCTCAGCCTGGAAGGTACCGAACGCCATCAGCGCGGATACAGCCGGGTCTATCTTGTTGGAGGATTTCTTCTTGTTGGGCTTAATGTTGGCGTTGGCATCAGACTCCATCACCACGTTACCAATCGCCCAGGCCAGAACCGGATCGCCGCGATGGCGCACCACTCTGCGGTTAACGAATACCTCAAAGGATTTCGCTACCGGACTGAATTTGAGATAGGTTTGCGGGAACGGCTCCACATCGAGGCCCGCCCCCTGTAGCTGGGTGCGCAGGTGCGTGGCGTTCCACGTATCGAAGCCCACCAGCCGGATATTGAATGTTTCAGCATCGCGCAGGATATCGTCACGGATGCGGTCATAGTCGATGCAGTCGCCGGGTGTGGTGCGTATCCATCCCGCCTTCACCCACTGGCGGTAGATGGCGCGGTTTTTGTTGGCAACGTTTAGCAGTTGCGCTTCCGGCAGATAATGACGGGTAAGGAGTCGGATCTCCCTGTCGAACGGGAAGGCGTAACTTACGCTGGTAATGTCACTGGTAGAGGACAGGTCAAACCCGGCATAACACTCCATTCCGGCCAGATCCTCTTCGGTATAGTCGAGCGCACAGGCATCCCATGCACCGGCCCCCATCCACGGCGTGGAGCCCTGACACCAGATATTGAAACGCTTGGTCAGCATTTCCACCCACTGCGACGGTATGCCCCGCGCTTTCTGGATGGTGGACTCCAGTTTCGCCGCGTCAACGGACACATGCAGGTTAGGGTTAGCCTTGATCCACATTTCCGGCTGCTCAACCTCGCTTTCGTCGTCCAGCTCGTAGATCAGGACAAAAAGCGAATCGTTGTTCTCTTCCCCGGCCAGAATCTGGCAGCAGTAGTCATAATGCTGTTTACAGGCGGAGACAACGTTACTCCCGGCTGTCGTGATGGCGAACAAAATCGCCTCCGGACGTGCACCCATACCCAGTTCAAGCGCTGAGTAAACGCCGTTATCCGGGTGAAGGTGGTATTCATCGACAATTGCCAGGCTGGGGTTAGTCCCCTCAATGGTGGCCGCCTTCGCCGCCAGCGGCTTTAACAGGCTGTTGCTCTTCGGGAAAATGACCTTATGCGCCTGAATATTGACGCGCTTTTTCAGCGGTTTTGACAGCAGGCACATCTGGCGGGCATCGTCGAACACGATTCGGGCCTGATCCCGGCTTACCGCCGCCGTGTAGATATCCTGCTGGCCCTTCTCCATCACCAGAAACCAGTTAGCCAGCATGGCGGCTACGGTGGATTTGGCATTCTTACGCGGTACCTCAATAAAGGCGCTGCTGTACTTACGGCGACCTGACTCCCTGACTTTAAAGCCCAGCAGGTTAGCAAAGGCGAACTGCTGCCACGGCGCCAGCTCGATTGGCTGGCCCCGTAGCGGGCCTTTGACGTGCGGACAGAGCCGGGAAAAAGCGATAAACCGCTCCACGGTCGCCGCGTCGAACACATAACGGGGGTCATTCAGGTCTGAAAAGTACCTCTCAACGGCCTGTTTCACGCGCTTACAGGCCGGAATTTCACCCGATTTAATGGCGTTTGCGTAATCATCCCAGACGGTCAAGATCGTCCTCCTCTTCCGTTTCTACCGGATTGCGGCGGCGGCTTACCGGATCAAAGCCCAGCAGTGACGACATTTTTATGAGAATTTTTTCGGCATCCGCTTTTGCGCTCAGTGCCGGATTCCGGCTCTCACCGCCCTGGCTGTTCACTATGCTGAATCCCCGCGTGGAAAGGTCTTCCACGGCTTTGCGGTACATCGAGTAGTTGACGCAGTACAGCTCAAGGTTGTTCCAGTCGGCAGGCGTCAGATCCCCACGCTCCGCCAGCTGCTTCGCCTTTGCTTTCCACTGCTGCGCCGCGATTTCATCAAGGTAGGCGGGCGGTTTGGGTGGTCTTGCCATAACTTACTGTTTTCCTGTCTGTTTTATTTTCAAAAAAATCACCGTGCGTAAAAATTTGAGGGGGCGGGTGGTTCCTCGCTGAGAGGGGTTTGTCCTGAAAACCTCCCCCACCCCGTCCATTCGGCCTGTCAGCGGTTGCGAAAGCATTCCATAAGCTCCCGGTCACGCTGGCTCATGCGCTTTGCTACGGGCTTCTTATGCGCTCTCTGTCTGGCTGGTTGCCATGACTCACGCTGCTTTATCAGCCCACTAATCAGCCGCTGCTGTTCCTGCTCAGTCATTGTTTGCCTCATAGATCCAGTCGGTGCGATGACGTGCTGCTTCTTCCTGCTCGCGGAACTTACCGGCTTTACGCTGCTGCTTCGTCACCGGGTCTGTTGTGGTTGTCTTCCGTCCATGACAGGCAGCGCATAACGACTGGTGATTACTGGCGGGCCAGAACAGCACATCAGCTTCACCCTCGATAGGGATGATGTGATCGACGATAGTTGCCGATGCATAGACGCCAGCCTTGAGACAATGGACACACAGCGGATTAGCTTTTAGAAAATGACGACGGTATTCGCCCCAGCGGTTGGAGTAACCACGCTCTGTTCGCGTACCTCTTCGGCTGTCGCTTTGTCGGCGGGCATCCCGCTTATGCTCGTCACACTTGCCAGACTTCACCCGTTTATTACATCCCGGCTCATTGCACCGGCGTAGTGGTTGCCACGGCATCAGTACACCCCCACATCACGATAGACAGACCACAACGCAGAGACAGCCATCGGTATCTCTTTGGCGTCAGTGTCGCCAATTGTCGTGCGGTACTCGTACAGCTGAGAGACGTACATCAGACAGCCAATCTTGATAGCTGGCGTAAACTCCAGCCCGTTATCAAACCGCTTGCCGATATGCTTCTGGCAAACCTCCAGCGCCGCATCGATGTACGCCTGTATCAACGTATCTTCGTAATCATCATCAATACGGCAATGCAGCTTTGCTTCATCCAGGGTGATTTCTGCTGTCATTTTTCCGTTCCTGTCTTGCAGAGAATTTCCAGCCGGGTACCTTCCGAATCAGGAATAGGAGGCCCGATAATATTGAGAGTGCTGCCAGCAAACGGGCCAGTAAGCACTTTCAGACGGTTGGCTGCGGTAATATCACGGCGGAAACGCACCCAAACGCGGATCGTCGCTTCGGCAACCTCGGCACCTGACGCCATTAACTCTCGGCCACTGATCCCCTTAACCTCAGCCCATATGGTTTCCCCGTCTTCCCAGACCTGAACAACCTGACCGGACGGCTCCCTGTGGGTAGTGAATACCCGAATAGTGACGCGGCTTCTTAGCCCCCCGGCTCTCATGCGTCACCTTCCTTGCCGTCTTTGCTGATCTTCACTTCCTGCTTCCATGCCTGGCTGAATTCGTCACCACCTTCACGCGGCGGCATCCCCTCACGCTCACGGGCTTCGTTCGGGTTCATGATCCCGTTCTTAATGCCGCGCTCATAAGTGGCGTAACGTTCGGTTGGCGTAGCGCGGAGAAGGTCAGCAGAGTCAAACTCCACCTGATAGCGGGTTCCCGGAACCGGAGAGGCCACCAGCAGCGCAGATTTGATTTGTTGCTCGAAGTTCGCCAGCCACGGGCGCATGGTCATGGTGAGAAATGCGCGGCTCGCTTCGCTAAAGTTGCTGTAGGTGCTATTGCTGTATTCCTGCAAGAAGATGGGCGACACGTTGAACATGCGGGCAATGTCTTCAATGGTGAAGCGACGGGAGGCCAGCCATTCGGCATCCTGATTACTCATGCCAAGCTGCTTGTAGTCCATGCCACCTTCAAGGATCGGCGTTTTCCCGGCGTTTCTGGCACCTTTGTAGCGCTCCAGTGCGTCCAGAGCCTGTTTGCCCTTCACGCTGTCGAGCCACTCAGCAGTAGTGACCACGCCAGCCGCCATCATGCCATCTTTCATAATGCTGGCACCGTGGCGCTGTTGGGCCAGACCTAACCCCAGCGCCTCACGGCAGGTGGTGATCGGCGAGCGCCCCAGAAAACCATCATCGGTCGAGTAACGCAGGTGCAGGATCTCTTCTTGCAAGTAGGTGCGCACAGCCCCGGTAAATGGTTCAGTAATGGTGTATTTGTATTTATGCTGGCCGATACGCTCAGGTACAACCGCCCCCGGCGCATACGGGTGCAGGGATTGCGGCTGGCCGTCGCGGCCCCACTGGATCACCGCATAGGCGTTACCATTCAGCAGACAATGGCGCATCATCGTGCGTTTAAACTGGTAAGGTGTCTGGCAGTCGTTCGGCTGCTCGTTCAGCAGAAAATCCACCGGGTGATTGCTCAGCCATTCTCGCGCCTCACGCCCGTTATCGTTGCGCACGCGGTAGAGGTAGCAGGGCATTGTTGCCACCGCCTCACTGATAACTGACACGGCGTTCATGACCGCCGGCAGAGATTCCGCAGTACCCGCAGACACATACTCGCCTGATCCGGTATTTGGAATCCCTGCCATCGCCAGAAATTCATCAATGGTCATGCTGCGCTGCTCAGAGGGTTCAGACTTACGGCCAAACGGCCAGATATTCCACATATCAGAGCCCCGCTAATTCAGCCCAGCGGCGACGGTTATCGCCAGCGCGGCACAGTTCAGGATGTTGGGAGAAAAGCGAACGGTGCGCGATTTCCACTCCAGACTCAGGATAAGCAGGCATAGAGGTAACGGTAATCTCCCGCAGTTCGGCTGCGGTAACAGTGCGCAGGTATGGAGACTGGCCGATATCCCACGCCTCTTTCAGCGCCCGGAAACCAAAGCTCATGCCGGAGATATCCCCACGCTCCACCAGCTCCAGCACATCGTTACCAAGCTGGGTATTCGGCGGGGTCAGCTCGAAGCGCAGCCCGGTATCGTCTTCGGACAGCACCAGCGTGCCGGATTTAGTGCGGCCCAGCAGCTGGGTATAGTTATGCTCGTACAGCGCACGCACATCGCTACCGGATGCCAGGCTGTCTTTAAACGCTCCCGGCGCAAACTGCTCGCGGAACTCGTCCCAGATAATTTCAGAGAGACTGTTCCAGCGCACGGCATAGCCCACCAGCTTTTTGTTGCTGGCGCTCACTTCGGAGGTACGGATTTCAAAATCGATTGTTTTCATTACTGGACTCCACAGAGGGCAAAAAGGGGCCGAAGCCCCTTAAACGTCAAATCAGGAACCGGAGCCTGAAAGCTCAAGCACCTTGATGGCGTTGGAGTCCACCACACCACCGCCCAGGTATTTATCGGTATGCACCTTGTAGAAACCCGGCTCGGTGATGTTGTCAGGACGGGTACGCACGCCAGTGGTGTGATCCACGATGAAATAGCCGCGCTTGAAGTCGCCAACCGCGAGGAACGCTTTACCCGCCTCCGCATCCGGCATGGTTTCCAGATACTGAACAGGACGGCCCAGCAGCGTATCGGGAGAACCGGCAACAAGACGATCACGCCAGATGTAATCCCCGTTGCCGTTTTTCAGCTTTTGCAGTTTGGCGGCGGTGTTGGAATTCATCACCCATACGGCGTTTTTGCGGTATTTGGCTTTCAGCTTATACAGCAGGTCGATCAGGCCATCAGAGGAAACGTCAGCCGCTTCCATCTTCTCCAGCGTACCGAACGGACGGGTTTTGTCGGCAGTGGCCGCGCGAGGGTAAGACAGGAAGCCTTTGGATTTTTTATCACCGTCGCCGTTTACAAAGTCGCTCTCTTCGGTAGCGGTGAAGGTGTCGGCGATTTCAGAAGACAGCCAGCCCAGAATATCCACCTCGGAGAAGTCGAGAATTTCCTGAGTGGTTTTCGGGTAGGCGTAGATCGGGTTGAGTTTGATATCAACGCGCTCCATCTTCGGCGTGCTGGTTTCGGTGCGTGGTTCACCTTCGGTACCGCGATTAACGGTAGTGCCGCCCACAGATACCAGCTTCTGGTATTCGTTGGTTTTGGTCGTCTTCACCGTTGCGATGGAGCGCATCACGCTATCATCCTGCAACTGGCGCATAATCTCTTTGTCCAGCTCAGGGATAACGGTATAACCGCCGTCAGCCTGCACCAGCGTGGAGAGAGAGCGGGTATCACCGGTCATGATGTAGTGGCGCAGCTCGTCGTTGCTTACTGGCTCACCTTCAACGGAAGTGCCAGGCAGATTGCGCTGATCGTCGGCGACGGCTTCAAGACGGGTGATTTCAACTTCAAGCGCATCAGCCTGGGCGCGGAGTTCGTCGAACTTTTTGCCCTCTTCTTCGTTCAGGCTGCGCTTTTCGGTGTCGGCTTTGTCCAGCATGGAACGCATCTGGGTTTTGAGTGCGGCTTTCTGCTGGCGTAATTCGAGTAGTTTCTTCATGGAGTGGTTTCCGTATCAATTAACGTAGAGACGTGAAACCAGCGCTTGGAGTGGAGGCCGTCAGTAAAGGAGCCTGTCTGAAGGGCAAAAAACCTGACGGCCGTGGCGGCTCACGTCTGAGTGCCACTCTTCAAGATATACATGAAAAATATAAAGAAAACCCCCACAAAAGACGGGGGTAAGAATGAGTAAACATGAGTACAAATAATTTACAAAAATATTAGCTTTTAATATTCCACGGTGCGTGTTCCATGATTGATCCCAGGTATTCCAGGCTGGAAGTGATCCTGCGTTGCTCAATAAGCCTCAATGCTTCAAGTGCGTGAGAAGGGCTTATCCCTGCATCAATAATTGCCTTCAGGTCACGTTTCAGGTTTTCCAGTTCGATTTTATTCACACTCATTTATTTCTCCTGAGCTATAAAATTAAAAAATATACGTTTAAGTGTTCACCTGTTCACCTTTGATAATTTATTAATTAAATTCATATAGTTACAGGGTGAATACTATTCTTTCAGGTGTTCACTAGTGTTCACCCAACCCTTCACCTCAAACTGAGGAAAAGATAAAACAGGGTGAACAGGTGAATACTTGGTGAACACTTCATAAAAAAGTGTTCACCCATTAACATATTGTTATTTAATGATTTTTATACATGGTGAACAGTGGTGAACACTTATCCCATTACTTTTAATTTTCCCCGCCTTTATTCTTTTGTTGTATCGGTACACATTGGCATCCAGTCTTCTGAATCATCATGCAGGGTGACGTTCGATCTTATGCCATGTTTAGTTTTGCGCTTCTGGTACTCCTTGCCATATTCAGCCATTGCGCCTGGCATATCCGTACCGAACCGCATTAACGATACAGGCTTGCTAAGACCATTGGCCCGCATGTAAGCCAGATAAGCGTGATACAGATAACGGCGCGGGCTGAATGGCACGATCTCGGCATTACCAATCAGCATTCCATCACAAACCACCGAAGCCATCAGGTAGCCGCAAAAGTCCACCAGTGAATCCCCTTCACGTTTGATGGCCAGCGCTTCTTCTGATTTCTGCTGCTCATGCAAAAGCTGTTTGGCTTCGTCCTGCCTGGAAAAGCGAGTGAGCAGGTGGCGAATGATTACAGCCAGCTCACCTTCAATCTTCTCTGCCAGCATAGGATCGCGTTCGTTTTCCGGTACCACTTCGGAGAAGTTGAAAATCACCCGCCGTCTGGAAATCCCCCCGCTTCTGTCGCTGAACGACATGGCATTGTTATTGACGGCAAGCACCACCGCCGGGATACGGGTTGAATATGGCGCTTTGTGTTTTGGGTCGATAGCCACCTTATCCCCGCCAGTGATAGCTTTAATCCCTGCGCCGTCGCCAGCGTACCGGGTCATATCCGGCATGATAATCAGCGAATAGCCCACTACCAGCGCCCTTTCCCTTGGGTTCTCCAGCGCCGCCATGCTCGCCGATACGGTGTTGGCCTTGCCCGCCAGCATCGTGCAGATCTCAGCCATAACACTTTTACCACTTCCGCCCGGCCCCGTTACCTCAAGAAACAGCTGCCAGTCGTACCGGTTCGCCAGCACCATAAACAGCGCAGACAGTACGCGGTCTGCTTTTCGGTCATTATCCGCCACAGAGCGGCGGAGCCATTTCCAGAAGTTAGGCGCATGGGTTGCCAGAGTTTCACCTTCTGCTGGTTCGCTGAATGGCAATTCGCTCGCAACGATAAGCCAGTCCTTTTTATCATGCGGTCGAAATTGGCCTAACCGGGTATCAAAAACCCCGTTGCTGAAACCAATCAGGTTACGGGCTGTGTTACCCATTACCGGGAGGCCCAGCTTCATTGTATCGACAGCGGATTTAATCGCGTTCTGCGAATAGGCGACTTCGGCATCAATAAAAATTTGCGCCATTTCCCGCTGTAGCTCTTTATCCGAAAGCGGAACCCACACCACGCCGTTGTAATGATGAACCGTGTCAGAATCAGCATGGATCGCCAGATTGCCATCGTAATGAGCAAGCAGAACCTCCCCGCGCTGGCTGGCTCCCATCTGGTTAAGCGCTGGCGTAGCACTACCCCTCGTAGTCACCATTAGGGGCTCGTCTTCCAAACGCTTCATTAATGGCGTCCAGTCCTCTTTCTCACCTTTTTCGTTGATAAACTCAGCATTGGTAACGCCAGCCTCACACAGCTTATTTGCAATCATGCTGATTTGGTTTTGCTCGATAAGTCCGGCCTGACAGACACGAGCAAACCGACGGCCTTTATCAACAATGCGCAGGTGTGGCAATTCCGCCAGTTGGGTGTGATCCAGAACCACAGGTGGAACATCGTCTCCATGCTCGCCCTTGCCTTTCTGGTAATCCTGAGCGGCTTTCCATGCTCCCGTTCCAGCAAAGATGATGGCCTCCTCCATTTTGTCGCGCGGGAGGGTTTTCACATTAGGCGCGTTTTTCATCTTTCAGCCCCCAGCTAACGAAAGTGAACTCTTTAACGAACCTTTCCAGCGGAAAGATGCACGGAAAATCGTAACCATCACGCACAAACGTTACCCGGTTAAATGCGTTATCTTTCACCGTGACCAGTTCGCCGCGCTTATCCTTCCAGCTATCGTTGATTTCAGGATTTCGCACTGTAAGCCTCCCGCGCCTTCACCAGCTCGCCGATAGATTTGTGCAGCAGAGACATAATTGCTCCGACACGGCACGCTTCCTCACGGTGTTCTTCACCGTCGGGAATGCTGTCAATCCACATGCTCAGCACAGACATTGCGCACTCACTTTCTGAAAGGGCATTTTCAGCGTGCATCAGGACTTCAAAAGGAACCTGTCTCACTTTGTCTCTCCCATGTGCAGCTCGGCGATTAATGCCCGGTGAATTTCCTGATTAAAATCACACGCAATAGAAATCAGATTCAGCAGCGTTTCTGAACATTCAGCAGAGGCTTTTTCCAGGATGGTTTCGTAAAGTGATGAAGCCAGCGCTGATTTATATTCGGCCTGCTCCAGACAGATTGGCTCACGCATAGCGAACCTCCTGAACTGGTAGACGGCCAGCGAATACCATCACGCAGCCAGCCGGTGATTGCTCACGGGCTTCGCGCTCAGTGTTAGCTGTGATGTGAATGACGTTGCGACCGATGGCGCTCAGTGCAAGAAAACGCCAGATGTAGGACTTCCGCCCTTGCGGGTGTGTGATATGATCTTTCATAGCTGCCTCGTTACTTTCGCTAACGGTGGTGGTTAGAGGCCCGGTTAGTGTCCCACCACTGCCGGGCTTTGCTTTACTAAAAGTCATGCAATGTAGTACATTGTCAACTCCACTACAGACTAGACCACAGGAGTTGACAATGTCAACAAGCGAAAATAAAGAGCGCCATGTTGTGCAGCTCAGACTCGATAAAGAACTGTCAGAGCGGCTCGCTTTAGCGATGAAAGAAGACGGTGACGATAATAAGTCGGGATGGATAAAACGCCTTTTGCGCCGTGAACTTGATAAGCGCGGCATCGAGCCAAAAGGCTGAACAGGGTTACTCCCCGTAATGCTGTGGACTGCCCCTCTTAAAAAGGGTCTGTTTTGCGCAACTATTAATGAGTTGTGCAGAGGCTCCCCTCTTAAAGAGGGTTGGTTATCTTCGCAACTCTCTACGTTATTCGTCGTGACCTCTGAACCACGTTTAACGTTGTGTTGCCATGAACCCGAATACTGTTCGTGTTCGTTGCTCGCCAATTCTCGCGTTTCGCGATAATTAAGATGATTCAATGGGTTGCGATGTCCGTACGTTAAACGTACGCGGTTAATTTGCGCGTGCGAATTTCGTCGGCTCAAATTCTGCGCAACCCTGATCGAGTTATGCAAAATCACTCAGCCCCTCCAACACGCTTAACCAGCCAGCGTTGTGCCAGTTCGGTGAGTTTCGCCTTACGGGTTGCTGTACGGGTATCAAGATCCAGCAGAGCACAATCACGGCTTTCCAGATAAGCCAGCAGCGCGAGCTGATCGGCGTTCATATGGTCACGCACCTGCTTAACCGGGATTTCTTTCTGTTTCGCCCACACTCGCGGGTACATACCCAGCACAAGGCTATTCAGGAACGAGCATTCATTGCTGTAGGCAAAGCCGTGCTGCCTGTCGCCGGTGCGCTCGATATAGCCCTTCATTGCATCGGCCATACTCTTATGATCTTCGCAGGCAGCTACACGATTTTTACGCCAGCCCAACAACGCCGCCTCATGTTCCTCTGGCGCTACGCGGCGCAGACGTTCTTCACAGTCGATGAAATACTGGCGGGCCATCTTGCCTTGCGCGTTGCGCTCAACCATAGAAAGCTCTTTAGCCATATTCAGGCTGACAATGTAGTCATGCTCGATACGCTGGCGAGATTTTGAGCTCGCCCGTTTTGGCGAGGTCAAATATTCGACAATCATATAATCAACCCCTTCAACGAACCCATACTGCTTAATGCGCCCTTTGATCCAGTTGGTGAAGTCACGCCCTACAACCAGAAACGTATGAAGCATACGGCCGCTTACAGACTGGGTTTCTTTCCCGCCAATCTTGCTCATGGTTACAGGGATTCGCGCAGCAAAATTATCGCTGGAAATATCTTTCTGGCTGGTTTCGGGTTGAGTTTGGCCGCTGCCAGCCAAGGCAGTTATTTTTTCCATATTCGATTACCTGTAGTTAATTAAGCAGATTTACGGCTGTACGGGTTATTGACGTTCTCTACTGCAGGCGGATTACGTACCCACCAGAGCACATCCGAAAGAAGCCAGGCACAGCTATTGCGCCCAAAATGACAGCGCGGCGGGAAGCGCCCCTGCTGTTCCATTTTCCAACGGCTGGAACGGGAAAGGCTAGTGATCTCGCTACATTCTTCTTCACGGATTCGACGGTCGAACTTAAAGCCGTACTCCTCCAGAAGGGTGCGGCGCTGCTCAGGATTTGGCGGGGTAAAGGTGATATTTTGCATGTTGCCTCCACTGTTTCTACGTTTTGTGGAGGCTATTATTTGCTATTAAAAAGCATGGTTCACTATTAGATAATTTTTAATTATTTCTATATGGATTTCCCGATTAAAATGAATCCATAGCTTTGCGCTTTAAGATTTCTATAGAAAAATCTGCGGAAAAATTTCTAATGAACGGTTTGATCGTTTGAGCGATACCAATGGCGTCATACTCTGCATTAGGAAACAGGGCCAAAGATAAAACTCTGTTAGTGATTGTTGCATTGTTAATTTTAGCCCACTCCATAAGGTCTAACATTGGCAATATCTTGTAATCGAATATTTTCTTTTTGATTACACTCCAGCTATTACTTAACTTACAACTATTTTCACTTTTCCTTTCAAGATCCATTCGCCATATTGGCAACAATGCAGCCAAATCGCTTAATAAAATTTCATCAGGCCAAGACAAATCTAAAGTAATGTGCATTTGATCATTATCGCTTATGGTCTTACTTACAGACCTTTTTTGTCCACGCAATGAGCGATTAATTTTATTTTCATCAATATAATGAGAGGCTTTCTTAGACAACTGCATCACATCAATTAATCTTAAAGGCTCAACACCTCCGACGGCATCCATTTGCCATTCAGAATATTTTTTTCTTTTTATTTTCTCTGCAAATAATTTTCCGCTCAGCGGCCGAATTGGGTTACTAAATCTTTCTTCCATAAATGAAGCGAACTCATTTCTTGCTCCGGGATAGGTATCAAGCCATTCAAAATCATCATTAGCAACTTCCATTCTCATAGCTAACTGATTAATTAAATCAAGATCACTCAGCCCATTGATAGAATTGTAATTGTCCAATGAAAACCATTTCGGCAAATCGGTCATTTTATTTATCTTTTTCATTTCTCACCAGCCTTTAAAATAACAATATTCGAGTGATTACCCGCCAAAATATCGAGACGGTCATACCACTTATTCAGCGCGTCCAGCTTCTCAGGCAAGTACAGACTACGGTTGTAAATCGCCATGACGCCCGGCAAGGCATGGCCCAGCAGCAACTCGACTATATGTGGTGCTATACCCATATTGTTGAGCCCTGTGGAGAACGTGCGGCGTAAATCATGCAACGTCCACGGCTCGTTATGGTGAAAATCTTTAAAAAGCCTGCGCCCTTTCAATGATACAGCCTGACGGGTACGATCTTCTCCCAGTAACAAGCCTGTTTTCCCTGTCTCGCGCTTTAACTCTTCCAACCACGGGCGTATAGCTTCTGGTATCGATCTCACGATTTTCTCGCGGGTTTTGCTGTGCTCTTTCGGTACTGTCCAAATCCACGAGGTAAAATCCCATTCAGACCATCGAGAAAGGCGAACCTCCATCGTTCGCGCACCAAAGAGCACCAACATTTTAAGAAGACGTGAATAATACGGATGCTGGTCATCGCTGTCTGTGCAACGCCATACATCAGCCAGTTCGCTATCTGACAATACGCGGTCGCGCTGGCCGGATGGCTGGCCTACATCCTGAATGGTTAGAAATACCAAGGCATCACTGGCAGCATAGCGGCGAACCTTGCAGAAACGTAACGCCTGTTTAGAAATCTGAAACATACGGCCGGCGGTCATGGGTTTAGTCTGGTTTATTTCATCAAAACAGGCCACCCAATGACGGGTTTCACATCTGGCGAGTGGATAACGACCAAGGCGCGGGTAAATATGCTTGCGTAGCTGTGCCCTTACCAGTTCTTCGTCGCTTCGCTTTCTCCTGGCATAATTCACCAACCAGTACTCGAGAGCATCCTGCACTGTCACAGGCTTAAGCGTTTCTTCTGTGCTCAGTACAAGCTCTGTTTTTGGATCAAGGCCACCAGCCAGCCATTGACGGCACTTTTCCCGCTTTTCTCTCGCAGCTTTCAGCGACAAATCCGGGTAACGGCCAAGCGTTAAACGTTCAAGTTTGCTACCCCTTCCACCCAACCGGTAAGAAAACACCCAGCTTAATTGGCCTTGTTTTGATGCCCTGACGCTTAAACCCTCACCATCAGCATACATTTCTGGCGCATTGCGGCTGGCCCCCTGGAGTGCCTTGAGCTTTTTATCACTTAGCTTGTTAGTGCCCGCCAT